AATGGGGTAGAATATGTTATATGGGGAGAAAACAAAGCGTATTGCGACCACTCTGTTCAGGAATTGGTCAAAGAATACGGCGGAGAAATAGAAAAAACATATAACTCATTTAAATACCCTATACAAAAGGTAGATTTTGCTAAATATTTAATTCTGTATAAACACGGCGGAATGTATTTGGATTGTGATATTGCTCCGTGTAGTAAAAATGTTAAGAATTTATTTAACGAAAATCAATTCTTCGTATGCTGGAATACTGATAAAAAAAAACTACCTTATAATGCTGTTATGGGTAGTAGAAGGGCAAACAACCCAATTTATGAACACATTATACAGCACGTTATAGAGTCCGATAAAGAAAAGCGTAAAACACTACCCGAAAGTTGGGTAGGTAGATTTGTGTTCCATACAACAGGGCACTTTATGCTTCGCAGAGTGCTCAAAAAACACGCTATAGTTCCGTTAGATATTTTAAATGTTGAGAACAAAGCAAAGGGTATTAAAAGTTCACCTGAAAACCCTATGTTTACTGATTGTAATACGAGTACATGGTTCTTCACCGAATAAGTAATAAGTAATAAGAATAGTTAGTTAGGGTTTTTTTACTCACCCAAAATTTTTCCCCTAAAATTTGATTTTGATATATGGTTTGGGTGGGTATAAGATTATATAAGAGAAAGAGTAGTAAAAAACAAGTCATAAGTCAGCAAAACAACCTTCGGTAAAAACTTGATTTTAATTATAACCTAACCCCCAGTAAAAAACTACTCACAAACTAATAATAATAATGAGCAACCTCGCACAGCAATTTAACGATATGGACGAAACTCACCTTGCTATGAGTGATCCTATAGAACTTGCTAAATATATTGTAGAACTCAGGGAGGAGACTGAGCAACAATTTCAGAACGGATTTGATGCTGGGCGAGAAGAGTATCAGGTAGATCAAGAATTTCTTGATGAAAAAGATGAGGAGATTGAGGGACTTCGTAAGAAACTGGATATTGGAACAGAGGAACATATGGCGGATACTGCTAAATTAAATGCTTTCTATAAAAAGAAGGTGGAGGAGAATGAGAAACTCGAACAAAAGATTAGACTATTAAGTTTAGCAGAGGTCGGTTATAATGAGGAGAACCACCATATCAAAGAAACTCTTGCGACTGCTGTAGCATCTCGCCTCTCTACTTGGTTTCCTGATGAGTTATTATCGGAGGAAGATGGGTTCGCCGAAGATGGTGATATGTCAAAGTTGACTGGGGATCAACTTGTAAATATGATTGATGAATATGTTAAGTATTGTGGGGGATATAATAAATCAGAATAAATATAAATAAATTATTATCTGTAGTTATATATAAATGAATAAGTTTGTGATTAATTTAGATAGATGTAAGGATAGAATGCTTTTTTTTGATAAGTCATACACACGCTTCCCTGCAGTCGATGGAGCAGAATTACGTGATGATAATC